CAGAACCAGGCGACCGCGTTTCTCAAAACCGCGCATACGTCGGTGTTCAATACGTACGACAAGCTGCCGTATTTTTCGGCAGGTCACCTCGTCAACCCGTACTCGGATTCGTTCGGGACGTTTCACAACATCCTGACGGGCGGGTCGTCGGGCGCGTATCCGGGCGCCGTGCCGCTCGACGAGTCGGTGTCGCTCGACACCGCGATGCGCAACCTATCCAAGATCATGGGCTACATCGCCACGATCAAGATGCCCAACGGCGAGGATCCTCGGTTCCTTCGACCGAAGTTCATCTTGTGTTCACCGGCGTTGTATCCGCGCGTCGTGCAACTCACGAACGCGAAATTCTTCGGACAGGCGGTCGCGGGCGGCGGTGTTGCAACCGCTGACGTCGAGGCGTTGATCAAGGCACTCGGTTACGCGACGCCGATCATGGTCGACGAGCTCGCCGGGTTCGAGAATGACACGACGTACTTTGTCGCGTGCGAGAACGTGCAGTCGACGCAACTCGGCGCGATCATCTACACACAGCGCGAGCCGTACAAGATCAACTATTACGGCACGCAAGATCAGGCGATCCTCGATCGCGCGCAGGAACTCGAATGGCACGTGATCGGCCGTAACAAGGTCTCGGGCGGTCACCCGTTCTTGTTGTTCAAGTGCAAGGCAGCCTGAAAAATCCCCGCGCGACGCGCGCGACGTGACGGGCGGGACCCTGACACGTCGACGCGTCGCGCCGTAGTTGTGCGCGCGCACCATGGCATTACTAACCGTCGAGCGATTCAAGATCCTTTCGATCCTCCCGTCGTCATGGGTGGATCGCGTTGAGACTGATACGCCGGGCTTTACGCTCGCCGCGATCGAGTCATGGTCCGATCACATCTACACGCGGTTGCGGAAACGGTACGGCGGGACGTGGGGACAGAACGGCGCGCCCGTGCCGGGCATCATCGAGAAGTGGATCAATCACCTCGTCACGCTCGACGTCGATCTCAAACGCGGCGTGTCTCCGAACGACGAGCAATTCAAGATCGTAAAAGAGCGAGCCGACGCCGCGCTCGTTGAGATCACTGAGGCGGCGAATTCTGAAACCGGATTGCTCGACCTGCCGCTCGTCGACGACGGCTCGGTGTCGGGCATCTCGCAAGGCTCGCCGCGGTTCTATTCCGAGGCGTCGCCGTACGCCTGGACTGACGAGCAAGGGCGCGTCGGTCACCAACAAGATCGATCTCGCAACGGCGGGTCGGGTGTCACATGAACGGTGACGCTGCATTCGAAAAGATTTTGGCGACCGTGCGCTCGTTGCCTGAGTTGCCCGAGCTCGCCGCCGCCGACGTCGCCGACGCGATTCGTGCCGAGCTAGAGCGCACTATCGCCGCGGGCGCGACGCCCGAGGGCGCGGGCTGGAAGCCGACGCTCGCGGGCGGGCGCGCACTCAAGAATGCCGCCGCGTCGGTGCATTGCGCCGCGGTCGGGCGAACGATTTACGTGCGGATCGTCGGCATCGACGCGCGTCACCACATGGGTCACGGGCGAGGCGGCGTGCGTCGCCAAGTGATTCCGGACGGCGGGACGGTCCCGCCGCCTATGGCTGCAGCAATCCGTCGCGTGTTTGACCAACACTTCGCCGAGCTCGTCGAGAAGGGCGGCGCGTAATGGCCGACCGCGTCGTGCTCGCACTCGAGAAACTGTATGACGACGTCGTCGCGCGTTTCGTCGCCGAGGAAACCACGTGCGAGTTTGACTTTGGTTGGCGCACGCCCGCCGAGCAATCCAACGTCGTCAATCGGATCGTGTGGGTGCCCGGAGACGAGGCCGGCAACGTCGGCGCGACGGGCTCGGCAAAGTATCCGGGCCGCACGCCCGCGCGACCGATCGCGACGATCCTCGAACGCTTCTACGTCGTGATCTCGTCGCACGACCCGAGCGATCCCGAAAACGAGCGCAAGCAATACGCAACGACGCGGTTGCTATCGGACGCATGGGAACGAGCTTGTTACCTCGCGGCGCACGGCACATTCAAGATCGAGTCGCGTCGCTGGATTCAAACCAAAAACGAGCGACGCCTTGGCGCGGCGTTGCGGATCATTTGCACCGTCGAGGCAATGGTGCCCGACGAGCCGTACACCGCGGTGACTCTCGACACCGACGACGCGACCGCCGTTATCGACATGTCAGACGACACGGCGGTCATTGAAACACTGATTGTGTCAGGGGACGAAACATGAGCCTACCAGGAGTCACGATCACCGAAACGGACGGCGCGTTGGGCGTACTGCCGGCGAGCGAGGGCAAGTTGCTCGCGTTGATCGGCACGTCGACAGCTGGCCCGGTCAACACGCCGGCAACGTACGGTCGATCGAGCGACATCGTTGCGACGTTCGGCGCAGGTCCCCTCGTCGAGGCGGCGGCGACGTCGATCGATCGGTACGGCAAACCCGTCGTCGTCGTGCGCTCGGGCAACACGGTCGCGGGCACGGTAACGGAAGTTGTCAGCGACGCCGACGGCACAAGCGTCGTGACCTTGCATGCGTCACCGACGCCGAGCGACGATTTTGATCTCGCCGTCAAGTTCATTGTGGGCGGCACACGCGGCGTCGCGGGCGCGACCTATCAGACGAGCGCCGACGGCGGGCGCACTTGGGGGCCGGTCACAGCGCTCGGCACGGGCGTCGCGATCACGATCGCGGGCGCGGGCGGCGTTCAATTCGATCTCGCCGCGGGGACGTTCGTTGCGGGCGACCTGCATACTGCACGCGCGACCGCGCCAAACTTCAACGGCGCCGAGCTGCTGTCGGCGCTCGACGCGCTTGCGGCATCCACGGTGTCATGGGGCATCGTCGAGATCGCCGGCCCGATCGACGCGTCGACGTTCGACAACGTCGAGACGAAATTCAGCGGGCTTTTCAACTCGAAAAAATACCGCGCGTGGATTGGTCATGTTCGCATGCCGAACATCGGCGAGTCTGAGGCAACGTACCTCGGCGCGATGTCGGCGGCGTTCGCGTCGAAAGCAACCAAGTTCGGCGCGCTGTGTGCAGGCGCGTGCAAGCACACGTCGAGCGTTTCGGGTCGGAAGTATCGCCGCCCGATCTCGCACGCGGTCGCGGCGTTTCAAGCGTCGGTATCCGAGGAGATCGACATTGCTGACGTCAACCTCGGGTCGCTACCCGGCGTGTCGATCCGCGACATCAACGGCAACCCCGACGAGCATGACGAGGCGCTAAACCCGGGCCTCGACGACGCGCGGTTTCTGACCTTGCGCACGCATGAGGGATACGAGGGCGTGTACATCACGCGCCCGCGGTTGCTCGCCGCGTCGGGATCAGATTTCGACATCATCCCGCGTCGGCTCGTGTTGAATCTCGCCGACGAGGCACTCGCGATCTACATGCTCAAGCGGTTGCACCGCCCGATCATCGTCGCGAAAGCAACCGGCAAGATCCTCGAATCCGAGGCGCGCGATATCGAGGCGGGCGCAAAAGCTGTCATGCGCGCGCGCCTGATGTCGAAACCGAAAGCCTCGGACATCGATTTCGTTCTGTCACGTGTCGACAATCTGTTGACGACTAAAACTCTCAACGGCGACGCGTTCGTGCTGCCGCTCGCCTATCCCGAATTCATCAACCTCAAGGTCGGGTACACAAACCCGGCATTGCTCATTCAGGCGGTGTGACATGGCCGATCGCTATAACATCAACGGCAACGCCTACAGCTGGGCATCGATCGTCGTCAAGATCAACGACGAGCGGTATTGGGGTTTCACCGATCTCAACTACGGCGACAAGCGCGAACGCGTAAAGCTTTGGGGCATGGCCCGGCATCATGCGCCGCGCGGTCGCTCGCACGGCAAGTACTCGCCCGAGCCCGTAAAGCTCGGCGGCCCCAAGTCGTCGATCCACGCGTTGCGCACGGCGCTCGCCAAGCAATCGCCCGACAACGTGTCGTACGGCGACGTCGAGTTTCAGATCGTTGCGCAGTACATCGAGTCTGACGAGCTACCGCTTATCGTCGTGATCGAGCGGTGCGTGATCGTCGCCAACACATCCGGCGAGTCGGAGTCACCCGACCCGCTCAAAGAAGAGATCGAGATCGATCCGATGTACATCCGGCGCAACGACCTCGTGTTGTTCGACGCCAGTGAGGGACAGCCATGACTGACATCGCACTGAAGCTCGCGCCCGACGACGCGCCCAACCCGCACGCCGCCGAGCTCGCCGAGCTACGCATCAAACGCGCCGAGGTCGAGGCGCGCCGGCAACGCGCCGCCGACGCACGCGAGGGATCGGACGCGTTGATCCGCGAACGCCGCGCCCTCGCCGACGCCGAGGCTACCGAGCGTTTCGAAACCGAGGTCGGTCCCGACGGCGAAAAGATCCGCGTCGTCAAAACCGCACTCGGCTCGATCATCCTCCGTCGCGCGCACTCGGTTGCTTACAAGCGGTTTATGGATCTCAAAACCACGCGCGTCGAGGATTGCGAAAAGCTCGTACGACCGTGCGTGCTCTATCCGGACGGCGCCGAGCTCGACCGCATGACTGAAGCGTTGCCCGGCACGTGGTTGCGATTGACGGGCGCGATCACGTTGCTCGCCGGATACCGCGCCGAGGAGCAAGGGGAAAAATAGCAGCGTTGCGAGCACAAGCCCGCGACGATCTCGGTGTCGCGGCGGAGTGCTTGCTTGCAGCGCGTGGCTTCCGAGCAACCGACAACGACGAGCAAACAGCGCGCGCATACGTCGGCGCGATAGCCGAGGTCGAGGCATTCGAGAACGCCAAACTGTTGCGGCAAATGGTTGGTGCAGTCCTGAAAGGTCTAGCGCGTGGCAAATGACAACCAAAAAGCCGAGTGGACGCTAGGCATAAAAGACGAGCTGTCAGACGTCGCCAAGTCGGCGGCGTCGGCACTCGACGGTCTCAGGGACGGCATCGACGCGGATACGAAAGCACTCGCCGGCATGCAAAAGGCGATGCGCAATCTGCAGCTCGGGACGTCGGTCAACGTCGCGCAATTTCGCAAGCTGAAGCAATCGATCGACGAAAAGAAAGCCTCGATCGCTAAGGCGCAGTCGTCGTACCTCAACCTCGGCGGCACGTTTACGAAAACCGGCACGTCGGGTCGAGGGTTGATCGAGAAACTCACCGCGCTAACTAAGACGACGCAGGCCGTGCCGAAACCGGTCGACAGTCTCTCGACGAGCTTTAGCAAGCTCAAAAAAGTGATTGCCGGCAGTGTGATCGCAGGCGCGTTTTTGGCCATCGCGGCGGCGCTGCTCGCGATCGTTGCGGCGACCGCCTCGGCGATCGGCATGCTCGTTAAGTACGGGATCGCGCAAGCCGACGCGCGCCGGTCTGAGTTGTTGCGACTCGAGGGCCTCACCAAACTACGGTTTTGGTATCAGCGCATCCCGGGCAACGCGAAGGAAATGCAGACGTCGATCGATCGCGTGTCGGCGTCGGTTGCGTCGAGCCGTGACGAGGTCGAGGGCTACAACGATCATCTGTACCGACTCGGCTTGCGCGGTCAGAACCTGTCGACTGCACTCGAGGCATACGCGATCGCGCAAAGTGCGGGCGGCAAACAGGCGGCCGAATGGTTCGCCGGCATGGCTGCGACGGTGCAAATCGCGGGCGGGTCGGTCAAGAAACTCGCCGACGACATCAAAGGTCGATTCGGTGAGATCGCCGCGCGCCGCATGATGTCGCTCGACGTGCAGGCGAAAAAACTCAAAGAGTCGATGTCGGCACTGTTCGCCGATCTGAAGATCGAAAAGTTGCTCGCCGCATTCAAGTCGATCACTGACTTGCTCGGGCAGTCGACGGCGAGCGGTCGTGCGCTCAAACAGATCCTGACGGTCGTACTGCAACCGTTGATCGGTCAGATCACCGACGGCACGCCGCTCGTAAAGCGGTTTTTCCAAGGGGCGATCATCGCGACGCAAGATCTGATCATCGTCACGTTGAAAGCTCGGCTGTGGTTCAAACGCACGTTCGGCGATCTCGACACGTACAAGGGGCTCGAGAAAATGAAGTCGGCCGCCGAGCTCGGCAAAACGGCGGTGTTCGGCTTGCTCGCCGTGCTCGGCGGAGTCGCGGCGATCGGCGCGGGGATCGGCGTCGTCGTGTATGCGTTCGTTTCGCCGTTCATAAAGCTCTACCAAATCGCGCGCGTGTTCTGGGATTTCATGACGTCGCTGTCATGGGATGACATCAAGTTCGCGTCGGGCTTTACGTTGATCGAGGGCATCATCACGGGCTTGCGCGATGGCGCGGGCAAGTTGTTTGCGGTCGTCAACGACCTCGCGAACAACGTCGTCGACGCGTTCGCTAAGGCGCTCAAGATCTCGTCACCCTCCAAAGTGTTCGCCGAGCTCGGGATACAGATCCCGCGTGGCATCGCGATCGGCGTCGGCGAGGGCACGCCCGGCGCGCGGGCCGCGGTCGCCGACGTCATACCGCCGTCGCTCGACTCGCCGTCGATCCGACCGCCGATCCCGAGCATGCCGCCGCCGCCGCCGTCGACTGTCACGCCGCGCGTTGCGTCGACGCCCATTGCAGCGATACCCGCCGCGCCGCGATCGGCGCCGAGCGGCGGTGCGGGCGGCGGTAACACATTCAACTTTGGCGACATCGTGATCCACTCCGACAGCGACAAGCCCGACGAGCTCGCCGTCGACATCAGGCGCGAGATCGAACGCGTGTTCGAGGGCATCGCGTTGCAGCTCGGCGCGCCCGTGTCGGGTGCCACATGACGACGACGAGGGCTCGTCGCCCGACGAAAGCACGCGCGCCGTGGAATCCGATCCGCGAACCGCGTGACAAGATCTTGCTCGGCGGCGTCATGTCGGCGGGCATTTGCGAGCTCGTCGGCGTCGACTCGCCGCGCAATTATGAAGAGCGAGTCGGGCCGGGTTTGTCGGGCGCGATCCTCGTTTTTCGTGGCATCCGGCCCTCGCATTTTTCGGTGATCTTTCGTTGGACATCCGAAACCGATTGGCAGGATTGGGACGCATTCCAAAAGGTCGTGACGAAACCGCCGATCGGCAAGTTCCCGCGACCGCTCGACATCGTGCATCCGATCCTCGAACAGGTCGGCATACACACGGTCGTCGTCGAAAACGTGATCGCACCGACGCAAACCGACGACGGCGTGTGGCAAGCCGAATTCAAGTTGATTGAATCGCGGCGCCTCAAGCGTCAATTCTCAAAGCCCGAGGGCGGGCAACAAACGCCGGTCGATCCGTACGACGTGATTATCGAAAGCAAATACAGCGAGATCGACTCGTTGCAAAGTGAGCTCGCCGGGCCATGACTGACGAGAGTTACGTCACATGCAACGGCGAGCGGTTGACCGCACTGACGGTCAACGTCGCGAATATTGGACCTTGGCTCGCCGAGCTCGAATTCATCGACGCGCCCGCGCTGTCGGGCCGCGTCGAGATCAAGGTCGGCGAAACGCTGACGATGGTTGGCACCGTCGTTGCGGCGTACGACGGCACGCACCTCGAACAACGCCGGTGTCGCGTCGTCGGCGGTGCGGGCGGTTGGGGGCGACCACTCGCGCGCAAGCACTATCACAACGACCTCGGCGTCAAAACGCTGCAAGTCATCACCGACGCGGCACGCGAGGTCGGCGAAACGCTCGGCGAGGTCGCACTGCAATTCGACCGCGTCGGTCGTGACTACGTGCGGCAGGCTGGTAGCACCGCCGCGCGTGTACTCGAAAACGAAATCGGAAACGTTGCATGGTGGGTTGACTACGCGGGCGTGACGCACGTCGGGCCGCGCCCGTCCGCACCGCTCGACCGCGAGGGTTTCGATGTGCTGATGTACGACCCGCGATCGCGCCTACTGACGCTGTCGGTCGACGACCCGTCGATCATCGGGATCGGTGCGGTGATCTCGCAACCGCCACTCGAGGCGCCGCAAACTATTCGCGAGTACGACTTGCACGTCGACGGCGACACGACGCGCGTGGTCGCGTGGTGCGGCGGTGACGAGCAACATCGCGGGCGCCTCGCCGGGCTCATGCAAGCGATCGCGCGTCGGGTGACTGAGGGCACGTTGTTCGGCAAGTACCGATACCGCGTCGTCGCGATGCGAAGCGACGGGCGCGTCGAGTTGCAAGCCGTGCGCAAGGATGCCGGGTTGCCGGATATGCAACCCATCGCGCAATGGCCCGGCGTCGCCGGCACACACGCCGAGCTCGCGCTAGGTGCCGAGTGCCTCGTCGAGTTTATCGAGGGCGACCCGACGCAACCGATCGTCACGCACTACGCCGGCAAGGGCGGGCCGGGCTTTGTGCCCGTGACCCTGACACTCGGCGGCGACATCGGTGCGCCGTGCGCTCGGCAAGGCGACGCGGTCGAGGTGTTGCTACCGCCCGCTGTGTTCTCAGGAACCATCAGCGGCGCGCCCGCGTCGGGCGTGCTGACATTTCCGTTGATCAAAACGCTTGGGATCATCACCGCGGGCTCGTCGAAAGTTAAGGTTGCGACGTGATCGTGTACCTCGGCGAGCTGTCGATTGGTGCCGCCGTGCCGGGCGCGAACGCCGCCGTCGTCGCCGGGCTCGCCGGCATCAATCTCGCGTTGCCCGACATCCTCGCGCGCATCGCCGCGTTACAGGCGTTCGTGCCGACGCCCGTAGATTTCGGCGTGCAGCTGATACTCGCCCAACAAATGGTCACGTCGGTCGGCCTCGCGATCTCGCTCGGGTTGCCCGTGCCGTCGATCCTTCTGCAGATAGCTGCAATCGAGGCATTGATCCTCGCGTTGCTCGCCACGATCGAAGCGATCAACGGACAGCTTGACATCCTCGTCGACATCCAAACGCAGCTCGCGACGTCGGGGTTGCACGCGTATGCATACGCCGGCACGGTCGGCGCACTCGGCGGTGAGGTGACGGGCGCGTTGGCGAGTGGCCTACCGGGCGGGTCGAGCGGTGACGCGGCGCATGCACTTGTGTTCGTGACGACGACGCCGGCGACGTGGTCGGCGATGTCGCTCGTATTCAAGGTGTCGCCGTGAATCCGACTTTCTTAATCGTGTTCGACGCCGAGCTCGCCGGCCTCACGCCGATCGAAATGCCGGCCGTCGAACCGCTCGGCTATGGCATCGACCTCGATTGCTCGACCGATTGCACCGACGACTTTGCCGAGGTCGATCCGCAATCGCCGCGTGCGATCGTGCAAGCGTTGATCCGTCGGTACACGACGCGGCGCGGCACGATCGACGACAAAGAGTACGGGCTCGATGTGCGCGCGTTTTGCAACCGCGGCGTCACGCTCGACGAGCTGCGTAGCTTGTCGACCATGATGTCAGCCGAGGCGCGCAAAGACGATCGCGTTGAGTCGGCGCGCGTGACTGTCGAGTCGTCGCTCGTCACGCACCGCCTCGATTGCGTCGTCGTGATCGAGCCCGCCGATCCTCGGCTTGCCGAGTTTACTCTGACGTTCGCGGTCACTAGCGCGGGCGTGCTTGTCGACACGATTGGGATCACAGGGATCTAAATGCCGATCTTTTCATTCGACGAGCTCGTCACACCGCTTACCCGCGCTGAAATCCAGGCGTCGTTTTATCGCGTGTACGCAACGCTCGGGCTCAAAACGTCGTCTTGGAAAGGCGGCGCGGTTGTTCGCACGATGACTTGGGCGTCGTCGATCGTACTGTCGGGCTTTTCGGCGTTGCAGGCGTCGATCGCCAAGTCGGGTTTTTTGGAGCTCGCCGAGGGTCCTTGGCTCGACCTCGTTGCTTGGTACGTCTATCGGCAAAAGCGGGTCGCCGCGACGTTCGCGTCAGGCGTGCTCACGCTCAACAACAACGGCGGCGGCGTGTACGAGGCCGATCCCGACGATCTGATCTTCACAAACCCGGCAACCAATAAGCAGTATCGCAACACCGCCGCCGTATCGATCGGCTCGGGCGAGCAAAACGTGTTGGTCCCCGTGCGCGCGATCGAGGCGGGCTCGACGAGCTCACGGGGACCAACACGTTTTGCTCGCCCG